GAACAAGAAAAGGCGGTTGGAAACGCAGAATTACAAGCGCAACTAACTACGCAACACCAAACAGAATTAAACGCGTTAAAAGCAAAGTTTAAAGCCGAAGATTTAAAGACAACGGAAGATTTAGAAAAAGCAAAATTAGAAGCAAACAAACAATACAACGCGCTGGTATTAACTGAAGACGAATTAGCTAGATTAAACATACAAACAAAAGCGGACGCGGATTTATTAGCGCTCCAAACAAATTTTGATAATAAACTACTTACTCAGGAACAATTTGAAACGGCTAAAAAAGCGTTAACCGAAAAAACGAATGTTGAAGTTGCAAAACTAGACGAGGACGCCGCTAAGAAAAAACAAGACTTACTTAATAGACAAGTCGACGCGGTAAAAGGTGGTTTAACATCAATTGCAAACATAGCGGAATTATTCGCGGGTAAAAGTAAAAAAAGCCAAAAACGAGCGTTTGAAGTTCAAAAGATTACAAACATAGCAAGCGCCGTAATTGATACTTATATGTCCGCAACAAGCGCGTTTAAGTCTACGGTTGGTATTCCCGTTGTAGGTCCCGTTTTAGCACCTTTAGCGGCTGCGGGAGCGGTTGCGGCTGGATTAATGAATATTAAGAAAATAAAGGCTACGCAATTTGAAGGCGGAGCAGTTCCAAGCGGTGGCGATACGGGCGGGGGCGGAGGTGATACGGGCGGAGGTGGCGCACCACAAGCACCACAATTTAACGTTGTAGGTAATAACGGAATGAACCAATTAGCGCAATTACAACAAAAACCCGTTCAAGCGTTTGTGGTAAGTTCCGAAATGACAAGCGCGCAAGCGTTGGAGCGTAACCGAATAAATAATGCAACAATTTAAAAATACTTTAATTATAATAATATGCGAATAGTTGAACTAATTATAGACGAACAAGACGACCAAAGCGGAATAGACGCAATTAGCGTTGTAATGAGTCCCGCGATTGAATCTAATTTTATTCATTTGTCAAAACACGAAGTAGTGTTAAAAGAAATAGACGCGGAAAAGCGTATTTTAATGGGCGCGGCTTTAATTCCAGATAAACAAATTTACAGACGCAACGACAAGACCAAAGACGAATATTATATTTATTTCTCAAAGGCAACAATTAGAAAAGCAAGCGAACTATTTTTAATGAACGCAAATCAAAATAATTCAACGTTAGAACATAGCCAAAAATTAAAAGGAATGTCCGTTGTTGAAAGTTGGATTATTGAAGGCGAAAACGATAAAAGCAAAAATTACGGCTTTGATTTACCGCAGGGAACTTGGATGATTTCAATGAAAGTAAACAACGATGAAATTTGGAATAAAGTTAAATTAGGCGAAGTAAAAGGATTTTCTATTGAAGGTTATTTTGCGGATAGGTACGAAATGAATATTGACGAAGACGAACTTTTAATTGAAAAAATAAAAGCAATAATTAAAAATGGCGAAGCAAACTAGCGTACAAAACCACTTGAGAAAACCAAAAATTAAGCGTTCTGGAGTTCACGCAAAGACACGAAATAGTGGGTTAAAATCAAGCAAAAACTATAAAAAAAGTTATGCAAGGCAAGGAAGATAACAAAAAACACAAATGCGTTTTAAAGCGGTTTTAACGCGATTTAACGAACTTTAATACTTTAACGATAGATTATACCTAAAACTAAAGATAATGAAAAATCCAACAAACATAAAGGTTTCCGACGTAGCAAAAAAAGAAATTGAAAGACCACGTTCAAGTCCAATTGGAGGTCGAAGGGGGTGTTTATGTAAGGACGGAAAGCGCTATTCTCGGAAGTGTTGCGATGGTAGTTTACAAGCTCAAGGAATCGGAAACGTAAATTAATTTTACAACAAAATATAAACAATTAAATTATATAAATATGAATACACTAAAAACCATTTACGACAAATTAGGCGACAAGACGGAGCTAGCAAAACACGAAATTAATTTAGCGGTTACCGATGAAATTGCGACAAGTTTTAAAAACATCGCAAAAGTAAATACGGACTATAATAAACTTGATTCTATTGTTCAAAAAAACATAGTTCCATTAAATACGGCTTATAAGCAAATCGTTTTAAATAAAGATTACGCTAAAAAAATGACGCCAGTTTTAGACAAGCAACAAGCAACATTAATAAAATTAGCAAAGGATTTAGGGGTTGACTATAAACAAATTCCCGCATTTAAACAATTAATGGATACTTACGATTTTGTAAGTCAAATTAACGATTCAATAAATAATGCAATAGATGCGGTTAAAAATTTAGGTAAATAATATAAACAAAAAACAAATATGAAAACAAGCGTAATTAATCAAATAAAAACTTTACTTGGAATGGACGTAAAGTTAGAACAAAGAAAAATGGCGGACGGCGTTACACTAATCGAAGCGGACGCGTTCGAAATGGACAACGAAGTTTTTGTTATAACTGAAGACGAGCAAAAAATCCCCGTTCCAATTGGAGAATACGAAATGGAAGATGGAATGATTTTAGTTGTTGTTGAAGAAGGTTTAATTGCAGACTACAAAGAAAAAGCAACCGAAGAAGAAGAAGCGCCAGTTGCAGAAGAAGAAGTTGTTGAAGAAGAAGTTGAAGCGCAAGTTGAAAAGTCCGCGCCAAAGAAAACAATTGAAAGCGTTGTTAAAGAAACTTTTTTCACTGAAATGGAAAAGCTTAAAACAGAAAATAACGAGTTAAAAGCTAAATTGGAATTATTAGCCAAAGTTGACGCAGTCGCAAATGATACGACCGAACTTTCGGACATTAAACCAATTAGTTTCAACCCAGAGAATACAAAAGAAATTGAATTCCACAAAATAGGCGCTAAAAGACCGCGCAATACAATGGATTCTATATTAGAAAAAATTAGTAAATAATTATTAACATTTAAAAAAAAACAAAATGCCAAATCCAATATTCCCACCACTTACAAATACCTATGCGGGTCAGTTCGCGGGCAAGTACATTAGTGCCGCTTTATTAAGCGCACCAACAATCGAAAATGGCGGTGTTACCGTTATGCCGAACATTAAATTTAAATCAGTTATTCAACGTGTAGAAACTGCGAACGTTTTAGAAAACGCAAGTTGTGATTTTCAACAAAATGCAACCGTTACTTTAACCGAAAGAGTTTTAGAAGTAAAAGACCTACAAGTTAATATGCAACTTTGTAAAAGTCAATTTCATGATTCTTGGTTGGGAATTGAACAAGGTTTTTCGTCTTTTGACGTATTGCCAAAGTCTTTTTCTGATTACTTAATTGCTCACGTATCCGCTCAAGTTGCTGAAGCTAACGAGGTTTCTATTTGGCAAGGTTCAAGTGCAGTTTCGGGACAATTTGACGGATTGTTTACAACCGCACAAGCAGACCCTTTATTGCCAATTGCACAAAATATCGCGGGTGGTGTAATTAATGCGGGTAACGTAATAGCCGCTATGCAATCAGTTGACAATGCTATTCCAGCAACACTTTACGGAAAATCGGATTTAAAGATTTATGTTTCTCAAAACGTAGCAAAAGCATACGTTGCCGCTTTAGGTGGTTTCTCGGTTTTGGCTACGTCAAATTCGGGTGTTAACGCACAAGGTACGCAATGGTACACTAACGGAGCTTTATCGTTTAACGGAACTCCAATTTTTATGGCAAACGGATTGCCAGATAATTCAATGATGGCAACAACTACTTCTAATCTTTACTTTGGATGTTCACTTTTAAGCGACACTCAAGAAGTACGCACAATTGACATGTCGGATATCGACGGCTCACAAAATGTACGTGTAATTATGAGAATGGCTGCTGGAGCAACTTACGGAGTTATCGAAGACATCGTAGTTTACGGATAAACATTAACGGGGCGGGTAACCGCCCCTATTATAAACAATACTAAAAAAAAAAATTATGAGCTGTGATATCACATTCGGCCGTTTGGAGCAATGTAAAGACGTAATAGGCGGGCTTCAAGCAATCTACATTTTAAATTACGGAGAATATGACCCAATTACGGATGTTTCCTACGTTGGAACAACAGACGAAATTTCGGCTATTGCTTTAAATTCAACAAATACACCGATTTACAAATTTGAATTAAAAGGAACTAATTCTTTTGAAACTACAATTACAAGTTCAAGGGAAAACGGAACTACATTTTTCGAACAAGTTTTAGCGGTTACTTTAAAGAAACAAGACGTACAGACGCACAAAGAAGTTAAGTTACTTACTTACGGACGACCTAATATAGTTGTACGCACAAACGCAAACCAATTTTTTATGGCTGGTTTAGCACGTGGAATGGACGTAACGGCGGGTACTATCGGAAACGGAACGGCGCTTGGGGATATGAATGGATATTCTTTGACTTTTACAGGTCAAGAAGCAGTTCCTGCGAATTTCCTTGATTGTACTACCGAAGCTGGTTTAGCAACTTTGTTAAATAACGCGATTATTACGGTATAAAAAGAAGTTTTATTGGTTAGAACTAAAAGGGGTTGCATTCGTGTAACCCTTTTTTTATGAAACAAAAAACAAAAAATCTAATTATATTAATATGATAGTTTTAACAACGCAAAACGTATTAAGCCAAACTTTTAATTGCACACCCAGAACGGGAATAATTACGGACTTGTTAATTACAGACGAAGCCGAAAACGTAACTACAAACGTTCCTATTATTTCGCAAGGCGCGTTAAGTTATTTTTATCAAATTGAAGCAATATTTAACCTTACGGAAAATCGGTTTTATATGATTGAATTACAAGACGCTTCAGGGAATAGATTATTACTAGAAAAAGCATTTTGTACCGACCAACCTTTAGCGACATTCTCGGTTAACAACGGACAATATGTTTCGCATACAACAAACAACGAATTTATAATTTATGAATAATTACCACGTCTTAAATTTATCGAGTTACACAACGCCAATAGTAGAAGAATCGAACCGCGAAAATTGGGTTGACTTTTTAACGGAAAACGGCGAACAATATTTTGATTTCTTAATTGACAGATACACGAATTCAACGACGAATAACGCGATAATAAACAATATTTGTAGATTAGTTTACGGGCGTGGTTTGGGTGCGTTAGACGCGTCTAAAAAGGTTAACGAGTACGCGCAAATGATGACTTTGTTTTCAAGGGACGACGTACGCAAAATGATTATTGACCGCAAAATGCTAGGGCAATTTGCTATTCAAGTTCATTACTCAAAAGACCGAACAAAAATATTAAAAGCATACCATATACCCGTGAATTTATTACGAGCTGAAAAGTGCAATAAAGAGGGTGAAGTTGCGGGTTA